GAGCATCGGGGGGCGGTCTATGCTCTTAGCCTTTGCGGCTCTCGCACTTATATCCACACCAGCTAATGCCAATAAGAATAATGTGATGAACTTAAAGCTATATGCCCATAATCTCATTGATGATTGGAATGAATTTGATTGCTTTAATACATTGATACATCGTGAATCATCGTGGCGATACTGGGCAAAGAACGGATCGCACTATGGTCTAGGTCAGATGCGATCTACTTGGTATAGAGACCTGACACCAAGAGAGCAGATTAGAGCTACACTTAAATACATCGATGCAAGATATGATGGCAAGATATGTGATGGAGCATTAGCATCATCATTGAAGCGGGGCTGGTATTGATGGCATCATCACTGCGTAAGACTGGCAGCACTACACGATGGCGCAAGATTCGTGAGATGGTATTCCAAAGAGATGGCAGGTATTGCAGCCTATGCCAAGCCGAGGATCACTTGCATATTGACCACATCATTGAGCGACAAAGAGGTGGCACTGATGAGCTGTGGAATCTAAGAGTGTTATGCGCTCAATGTCATAAAAAAAGAACTAGGGGTGGCTTTTTTGTAGAGCCTAGAACACCACCGACCCCGCATGTTCTTATTTCACCACCAAACGGGAACACCAAACCCAGTTCTAGCTCGACCGAGACAGAATCGGTTGCACATGGCTGAGCTCCGATTGATTCAGGGCGCATCGGGAATAGGCGGTGTGGAACTTGGCTACATGAAGCCCAGAATCCAGTCCAGAGTGCCCAATATCAAGTCAAGAGGCTGGGAGCTCATAGATTTCAGTGCTCAATGTGGCATCGAGCTCTTAGGCTGGCAGAAATACCTGGCAGTCCAGGCAATGCGTGTCAAGCCTGATGGACGATTCCACTTCCCGCTGATCTGTGCTGTCGTAGCGAGACAGAATGGCAAGAGCACACTGATGATCTCCAGAATTCTTTGGGGTCTATTCGTGCAGAAAGATTCGCTTCAGATTGGATCAGCACATCGATTGACCACATCGCTTGAGACATTCAGACACCTGGTGAATATCATCGAGGGCAATGAGGAGCTAAGCAAGCAAGTCAAGAAGATTCGCTGGGCGCATGGATCGGAAGAAGTTGAGACGATTCATGGGTCTCGCTACATGGTCAAGGCTGCCAATAGCGCTGCGCGTGGTATCAGTAAGCCTGAGACGGTCTTCATGGACGAGCTAAGAGAGCACAAAGACCTTGAAGCCTGGGCATCGATGAAATATACGATGATGGCTGCCAAGAATCCACAGGTCTGGACTTTATCGAATGCAGGCGACAGTCATTCGGTCATTCTCAATCAATTGCGTGAGCGCGGGTTAGCTGCATCAGGTGGCGGCACTGACGACATCGGATATTTTGAATGGAGCGCACCGACTGATGAGATCAATGACATTGAGAATTGGAAGCATGCCAATCCAGCAATGGGGCGCACAATTCACATTGACAACATCGCATCGGCGACCAATGATGCACCTGATGTCTTTCGCACTGAAGTGCTTTGCAGGTGGGTCGATTCAATCAACCCTGCAATCCCGACAGCTGAATGGGCAGACTGTGAAGACACATCGTTGAAGCTGGACGATGGCAAGCAAACATGGCTAGGGATCGACCTTAGCCCTGATCGTCGTCATGGCGCTCTGGTTGCAGCGCAAAGAATTGACGATGAGCGCTTCTTCGTCCAGCTTCTTCACACCTGGCACAATCCAGTCTCGCTTGACGATAAGACAATTGCCAATGATCTTGCGCCTTATGCTCGCAGATTCACATCGCTGGAATCTGTGGTGTATTCCAAGCGCACATCATCAGCAATTGCAATGCGCTTATCGCCAGCTGGTATCCCGACCACAGACATTGACGGGGTTGAATACGCAATGAGCTGCGATCAGCTTCTCTCAGCTGTGGTCTCAAAGCGCCTGCGCCATAAAGGTCAGCCCGAATTTACAAAGCAAGTCTTATCGGCAAGTAAATTGCCATATGGCGATGGATCATGGGTCATCGGTCGCAGAGCTTCAAAGGTCGCAGTCTGCGCCACAGTCGCGGCAGCCCTGGTGACACACTTTGCGACACGCCAAGAGACGGAAGTAGATATTCTCATCGGCTGAGCGTATAAGAGCGCGACAATTCGGACATGAAATTGCGCGATCTCATTCTTGGCACACCAGAGCCGACACCTGTTATTGAAGCGGCAGCGGCTTACTTACCGATTAACACATTCGATGCTTTCGGCGCTTACTTCAACACACAGACCACTGCAACGCGAGAAGAAGCGATGGCGATACCAACAATCGCTCGCGCGCGCAACATAATCTGCACCACAGGGGCAAGTATCGGCATCGATGTATGGCAGAAATCAACAGAGACAAAGATTGATCCACCGCGTGTTATCAATCAACCTGATCCGCGTGTCACTGGATCATCTGTCTATGCCTGGACTTTCGAAGATATTTTATTTTATGGCTTTGCTTATTGGAGAGTATTAGATCGCTATGCTGAAGACGGTCGCGTTCGCGCAGCTGAAAGAATTGCTCCAACGCGCGTGACTGTGATGACAAATTCAATGAGCACTGAAATCACTGGGTATCGAATTGACGGTCATGCAGTTCGCAATGAAGACATCAAGGTATTTATGGGTCTTGATGAAGGCTTATTGAATAGAGCAGGTCAAACAATTCGCAGCGGTGCATGGCTAGAGCGCGCAGCATTAAATTATGCAAAAGAGCCAGCGCCATTGACTGTTATGAAGACCACTGGCACTGCAATGCCAGCTGATCGCATTCGCACACTTCTTGATTCTTGGTCACGCGCTCGCAAAGATCGCGCGACTGCATTCTTGAATGCTGATGTGGTATTGGAGAAGCTGGGATTCAATCCTGGTGAAATGCAATTAAATGAAGCGCGCCAATACATATCTCTGGAGCTTTCGAGAGCGACTGGAATTCCTGCATGGTTCGTGTCAAGTGATCCACAAAGCAACACATATTCCAACGCTATCAATCAGCGCCGCGATCTCATCGATTATTCTTTGCGACCAATCATGACAGTGATTGAGCAAAGATTAAGTCAGAGCGACTTCTTGCCATCAGGTCAATATGCGCGCTATGACTTCTCACAATTCTTGCGTGGCAATCCACTAGAGCGCGCGCAGGTTTATCAGATTCTTGCAGGTATTGGAGCAATCACACCTGAAGAAATACGCCGACAAGAGGATATGATCGAATGAAAATAACAGTCCCAATCAAAATCACCGCCGCCGATAACAATGCGCGCACAATATCTGGGCGCATCGTCACATTTGATGAAGTGGCAGCAACTAGCGCAGGTCGCACGATATTCAAAGCTGGATCAGTGCCATTGACACCTGTGAAACTTAATTTAGAGCATGACAGAACAAGACCAATTGGAATGACTTTATCAATGGACGAGGCTTTGGAAGATGGCAAGCCTGTCGGCATTGATGCGACATTCAAAATTGCTAACACCACAGCGGGCAGCGATGCACTTGAAGAAGCGATGTCAGGATTGCGCGATGGCTTCAGTGTAGGCGTTGCAGTTGATGAATATGAGACTGTCGATGGCGCAATGGTAATCACAGCAAGCGAATTGGTTGAAGTCAGCCTGGTCACTGAGCCCGCTGTCAGATCAGCGCGTGTCAGTGATGTTGCAGCAAGTGAAGAAGAAGACAAAAAAGATTCTGAAGTCAAAGAGGCTTCAGATGTATCAACCCCGACCGAAGGAGAACAAGTGGAAGACACTACCGTTCAAAACGCTCCTGCCGTTGAAGAAACGGTGGAAGCTTCTTTGCAGGTGCAGGCTAATAGCCGCCCTGCGTTCTATACCAAGCCACGCATCAATGTCACACCTGCCACATATCTTGAGCAGTCATGTCGCGCGGCATATGGTGATCATGATGCTCGCCAATTCGTCATGGCAGCTGATAACACCACAGACAATGCGGGTTTAATACCTACCCGCCAGCTAACAGAGGTAATCAATGGGCTTTCAACATTGGTTCGCCCATCAATTGATGCAATCTCTCGCGGTGTTCTGCCCGATGCAGGCATGAGCTTTGAGATTCCAAAGATTACTCAAGTGCCAACCGTTGCAGTCACAGCTGAAGAAGCAGCACCATCAGAGACAGACCAAAATGCAAGCTTTGTCACGGTGAATGTCCAGAAGTTTGCGGGCAGTCAAAAATTTAGCACAGAGCTCCTTGATCGCAGCTCGCCTTTATTCTTCGAAGAACTTATGAAGACTATGGCAGCGGCTTACGCCAAAGCAACAGATGCTCGCGTAAATCTTCTTGTCTATCAGAATGCCACAGGCGATGCAACTACCACAGTCACATATCCAACAGCTTCAGAGCTTCTTGGAATTGTCTCTCGCGGTGCAGCTTCCGTCTATAACGCGACACAAAGATTCGCAAAGTCAATGATTGTCAATACTTCACAGTGGGCAAATCTCATGACACTTAACGATTCAGGTCGTCCAATCTATAACGCATCACAGCCACAAAATGCTGGCGGTGTAGTTCGCCCTGATTCACTTCGCGGCAATGTTGCAGGTCTTGATCTTTATGTGACCGCTAATACCGCGCAAGGCACAGACACCGATGGATCAATTCTTATTGTCGATCCTGAAGCTTATACCTGGTATGAATCACCAACATTAAAGCTCCAGACCAATCTGATCTCCACAGGTCAAATTGAAGTTATGTATTACGGCTATGGAGCAACCGCGGTGAAAATTGCGGGCGGTTCATTCCACAATAACAAGGCTTAATCAGCCACTTAGTCATGGGCTGATTCGCTCCTGAGTCAGCCCAGCAGAATCGAAAGGATCAGAGCTAATGCCAGCAATTATTACTGCAACGCAACTTCGCAATGTGCTTGGCGTTAGCTCTGCCCTTTACAATGATGCTTATCTTGATCAAATTATTGACAGCGCCGAGAATATAATTCTGCCAATGCTGGTGAGCAATTCATCAGGTGTTGCATATGTTGCGCTAGATCAGAATGTTGCTTATTTCTACACAGTAAGACCGCATGGCTTTGTCACTGGTCAATCAGTGGTAATTGCTGGCGTAGGTGCGCCATTTAACGGCACACATGTTGTCACAGATGATTACAAAAATATCGGAGACTACACACCACAATTCGGATTCCCTTACCCATTCTTATGGTCTTTATTGCCACCTAATTGGATTGGCAGATTATTTAGCGTTGCAATTACCAACGCAGACATCTCATATCGCCCAGTATTGCCTAACGGCACAGCAACGCTTCAGGGTTATGATGCAGCGACACTATATGCGAATACACCAGCTGTTGAATCAGCGGTCTATGTCGTCAGCACCGAGATATTTCAATCGCGGCTCTCGATAGGTGGTCAGCTTGAGGGTGTCGATTTCACGCCGACACCATTCCGTCTCGGCAGATCATTACTGTCCAGAGTGCAGGCTCTATTGAGCCCATATGTTGATGTCGAAAGTATGGCTCAATAGTGCCTGCCAATTCGATTCAAGCCGACATTAGAGATGCACTGAAGACTGCATTCTCAGGGCTGCAAGCTTCAACCTATAACAGTGTGCCCGAATCCGTCATCACACCAGCAATCGTGATCGTGCCTGGAACACCTTATCTTGAGCCGACTTTATTAAGCAAGGGTAATGTCAAAGTCAAAGTCAATATGACTGCCACAGCTTTAGTCAGCTATAACAGCAACCCAGCTTCTCTGGACAATATCGAGAAGCTCATCATCAGCATTCTGGCGGCTTTGCCCGCTGGATACATCGTGGGCGTGGTAGAGCGCCCATTGGTGCAACAAATCGGGGCAGCTCAATACTTGACTGCCGACATAAACATATCTACCTATTACACACAAACCTAAGGAGCAACATGGCAACGACCGTCATTACGGGGCGCGATCTAGTCTTGACGATCGCTACCAAGAACTATGATGAGCAAGCTTTATCGGCAACGCTCAGCAATGATCCAACGATTGAGACTTATCAGACTCTCTATCAAAAAGCTTACAAACACATTGACGATCAATGGGGCTTCGAGATGGAGATGCTTGCAGACTGGGGCGCAGCAGATTCGCTATGTGAGGCACTTTGGACAGCAGCAGAGACCGCGCCTAATACCACGCTGACTTGCGTATTGACTGCCGTCACTGGCGCAGTCTTTACATTTAGCGTAATGCCAGCATTCCCAAGCGTAGGTGGCACTTCGCCAGATGCACAGACTGTCACATTCTCATTCGTAGTAGTTGGCACACCTTCAGAGTCATTCACCTAAGATTAGGAGATCAGGAGCATGAAACTAGGACTTACGATTACATATAGCTCAGGCGATACAGTGACGGCAACGGTGCTGCCGCCTGAGTGGGTTAAATGGGAGACAAAGACAGGGCGCAAGATTACAGACATCAAGGGTGACGACTTGCTGGGAATGTCTGAC